AACCGAACGAGGGCTTATCAGAACTTGACGGGGCGGAATGCGAAGAGCGGGAAAAATCAGTAAACCTGACGGGGGCATCAGCAAGCGTCTGGGGTACAAGGAAGGCAAGATGACACTCGAAGAAATCAAAGCGTGGCTCGAAGAGAACAAAGAAACCGACGAGGTGAAGACTTTCATCGAATCGCTTTCTAACGGATCGCATGAGATTACGTCTGAAGAATTCATGACGTACATCCAAAGCGAGAACGGGGAAGCACTTTTCCAGGCGGCGATGAAGCCGTTTTTAGAGAAGGAAGGCGACAGGCGTGCGACCGATGCGGTGAAGAAATACGAACGTGATACTTTGCCGAAGAAAGTTGACACGGAAGTCGCGAAAAAGATTCGTGAGATCAATCCACCTGAGTCGGAAGAGCAACGCGAAATCAGAGAACTGACTGCGAGATTTGAGGACAGCGAGAACGCGCGGAAACGCGACAAGCTGATGTTCGAGGTGTTGAAGAAAGCAGAGGAGAAGGGCGTTCCGGCGTGGATCATAGAAAACGCTGGATACGAAACACTCGATGAATTCACCGAGTACATCGATCGCTTATCGGCGTATCACGTCGAGAGAGACAAGAAGACCGTGAACGATGTTTTGAAGACGAAAGAAACACCGAAGGACAACGCTGAGCCTGTTTCACCGAAGATCGCAGACCTTGCCAAGAAATCCCGTGAAGAAATCATGGCTTTGGAAGCAAGCGGAAAACTGAACGAAATTTTACGGAAAACGGGGTAGGCTAAATGGCAATTGCCAATTTTATACCACACATCTGGACAGCCAAATTCCTTACCCGCCTGAGAAAAGCACTGGTTTTCGCCAACGTCGTGAACAACGACTATGAAGGCGAAATCTCGGGTGCCGGCGATTCCGTGACCATCGCAGAAATCGGTCCTGTGACGATCAACGACTACACTCGAAACAGTGACATCACGTGGCAGACGCTCGACGACGCGGCAAAGGTTCTCGTCATCGACCAAGCGAAGTATTACGCTTTCGACGTCGATGATGTCGATGCGGCTCAAGCAAAACCAAGCGTGATGGATGCTGCCATGGACGAGGCTGCATATTCCATGGCGGATACCGTTGATCAGCACATCGCAGGATTGTACGGTGGCGCAGGCATTACGAACTCGACGAATCTCGGCATCAATACTGCCGCAGGAGATGTGGCTATTAGTGCCGGAAACGTCGTGACTTACATCTCGAATGCCGCTAGATATGCTGATGAATCGAATTGTCCGGTAAACGACAGATTCCTGATCGTCCCTCCGTGGTTCAATCAGGACATGGTACAGGCGGAAATAGGTGTTGGCCTTACGGACGTACCGAAGGCCAAATCAGAAGAGGGTGCTCAGCGTGGATACATCGGGCACTTTTACGGATTCGATATTTATGTGTCCAACAACGTGTCGAACGACGGCACTACGTGGCGAATCATGTTTGGTCATCGCTCGGCGATTTCTTTCGCTGGACAGGTGACCAAGAAAGAAGCTGTGAGGAGAGAAGATCGCTTCGGCGACGGTATCAAGGGGCTGTACGTGTACGGTTCTAAGGTCGTGCGGCCGGCAGCGCTCGGTACTCTCTACGCGGCTGAAGGTTAAGGAGGGAAAGCATGGCAACTGTAACTGTAACAGCGGCATTCGCTACGCTTTCGGGGCTGCGGCTTACCTCCTCGACGCATCTGCGATCAAGCACAACGGCTGGAACGGTCGTCATCGACACGGATCGCTTCGACAATCTCATTCTTCTGGGAGCGCACACAAACTCTTCTGCGGGATACACGCTCACGCTGGAAAGCGACAGCGATTTCTCCGCGCAGGGCATCGGTGATGCGTCCTGGGCGATTGCAACGGCGAACGCGTCCATCATGGGTCTAAGTGCGGAAGTAAACATCTGCACCCCGGTCGATTCGGCACGTTTCAAATCTTCGGGCGGTACTCTCATCATCACAATTCCGACGGTGGGAGCTGGTACCATCTACATCGCGGCGCTCAAAGTCAACGCCGGCCAGTCGGCAGACTACACGCCGTAATTGAGCGGGGGCCTTCGGGCCTCCGTTTTCTTAGGAGGAATAGATGGGCGGAAAACCGTCGAAGGGGACGCCGAAAGACAAGCGCCTGAAGCGCAACGGCAAAAAGCGGAAGCGTTGAGATGGCGATCATCACGCTTGATGAGGTCAAGATACTTCTCGGCCTTACCACTGCAGACCACGATAGCGTCATCCAGAAAATCATACCCATGATGCCGAGTCGCGTTGCTGACATATGCGACAATCATTTCTTTGCGGCCGGCGTGGACGTAGGTTTCATCGACGAAGAACGTAGGTGGAGCGGTAGATTCCACAACTACATGGGCGAAGGGATCTACACATCTCAACACGGCGGCTTGTATACCTTCGACGGGATGGATTTTTCAGCGAGCACCAACACGATAGAACTACGAAACAGGGATAGTTTCGAGAGCGAAGGCTTTGCTGACGGTGACGAAATATATGTGGGAAACAGTTATCAAAACGATGGTTACTACGAGATGAGCACTGTTACTACGGATACGCTGACGTTGGTGAGCGCAGGGGCGAGTCATTACGGTGCCGAGAACGTCGTGAAAGCTGAGCTGAGTGGAGCCACGATATTCGTGTTCGTGGTGAATTGGCCGAGAGACATCAAGCCGGTCGTTGCGAGCATGATTCGATACGACTACGAAGAACGACCAAAGTTGAACGGTGCGCGGTCGAAGTCGTTAGGACCATGGTCTGAGAGCTACGGTTCGAACAGTTACGGATATCCGGAGGAGATCATATCCGGACTTCCACGACGAACGATGAAGGTGATGTGATGGCGATCGGTGCGTATCTCGACATATCCGTTACACGAGCACGAGAGACGTTCGCGCCTGACAACATGGGGGGAGGATCTGTTTCCACGGCGACAACTACGATACGAGCTGCGATGTGGCAAGGAGGAGGACCGGAAACGTACGCTGCGAGCAAATTCCAGAAGGTTTCATCGCATCAATTGGTTTGCAAGTACGACGCTGACATCTTGGAGAACGATAAGATCGTCTACGACAGCGTGACGTATCGCGTAGTGTCGAGACCAGACAACGTTATGGGAAAGAACGAATTGCTCGTCGTCGGTTTGGAAAGGTTGGAGCAGTGATAAAGACGACGGTCGAGAGTCAATGGAACGGGGAGGCGATCAAAGTCCGAGGAGAACGCACGAAAGCGAGATCTATCTGGGAGATCGGACTTGACATAGAGGCACGGACGAAACTTTTGTGTCCTGTGGATACTGGTCGCCTTCGCGCATCCTACACGACTCAAGCGAGCAACCGAGGCACGGCGATGCAAGGCAAAGCACTCGGCGGCGATGAAGTAGGTAAACCGTCGAGTCCAGACGAGGTTGTCGTTGGCACGAACGTCGAATATGCTCCGTATCCAGAAGCAAGCAGGCCGCACCTGAGACCGGCAGTAGACCTGGTACAGGGTAGGGCGTTGACGATCATCATGAACGCCGGCAGGGCAGAATTCAAGGAATATCTAAGGCAAAAATGAAATGGTACCAAGCGATTGGATATCAACTATTGGCGACGACGGCGATCAGCGACATCGTGGGCACGCGAGTGTATCATGGGAAACGTCCGGAAGCGCTCGGATCGTCGCAGACATCATATTTGCCGGCGATAGCGTTTGAGGAAGTAGCGGGACCGTTGATTCTTGCAGGCGGATGGGTTGAGACACGAAGCGTGCTCATCCACAGTTATGCAGAGACTGATTCGGGAGCGTGGGATTTGGCGAAGGAAGTGAAGGATATGTTTCATAGTCTCTATGGTTCGATCAACGGTTTCGACATCCAGCGCGTGTACGTGAGGGGTTCCGGTGGTTTGATATTCGATAACGCGGTACGGACGTTCGACGCACCGATAGAGATAGACGTGTATTATTACGAAGACGAGACATGAGGAGAC